GTTATAAGCTCCATCATTAAATAATACTAATCCAGTACCTTTAGTTGTAACACTTAATCCTATGTTAGTGTCGTCGCCTGTTACTGATAAATCGGGGCCGGTACCTGTTGCAGCATTGGTGATTGTAAATTCATTAACTGCTGCTGCGGTTGTTGTAAATTTTAATTCTTCATTAGCGTTAGAATCATTAATTTCATTAATAATGGGATCATTTATTGTTGGAGAAGTTAAAGTTTTATTAGTTAGTGTTTGAACACCCGTTTCTGAGACCATTCCAATATCTACAACATCTGTTCCATCAGAATAAACTAATTTAAAGCCTTTATCAGTAGTATTAAAAGTGGCTCCTGTTCCTGTAGTAGTTTTAACTACTACGTCATGAGCTCCTGAAGTTGAGTTTTTAACAATATATGTTTTTTCAATTCCATCTGGAATAACTACATTAACAGAAGTAGTAATGGTTCCAGTTAAATCAAGAACTGCATTTTTACCATCAGAAGTAGTTCCATTAGAAAAAGTTAAAGTTGCACCCGTAGTTGCATTTAATGCGATTGCTTCATAACCACCGATTGCTTGTTGTAAAATATTTAAGTTAGTATTAGTAATATTACCCCATAGACCGGCTTTTTCACCAGTGACCATGAGTTCTAGTTTTAGGTCTGTAGAATACGTTGATGGCATATTTATAAATTCCTTATTAGTTACTATTTATGTAAATTATGCGGCTGTGTCAATTACATTCCAACTGACATTAGATCCGGTAGAAACTTCAATATAAGCTACTGAGGTGCCTGTGTCAACAATTGTCCACACTTGAGCAAGCACATTTCCTACTGTTATATTTAATTGATTTCCTGTTAATAATACTGACCCTGTAATAGTAAAGCTAAGTGTACCTGTAGTAGTACTTAATTCTAGACCCGTAACACTAGCAAAAGTAACAGCATTTGCAATAACTGTTCCTGTAGTTACATTAAGCTGTTGTCCTGTAAGAGCTACATCAGGAGCGGGATCCACGGTTCCTTCTGCAATAGTAAGTGCATTTCCAAATACTGGAACTTCTGCAATACCACCTACTTCTACTGTTCCTGGAGTAGGAGTTACTAATTCTAAGCCAGTAGGTGAAGCTATAGTAAGAGCACTTGATTCTGCGGTACCTAAAGCTAAAGTTATTTCTTGACCCGTTACACTTAATTCTGAATCTGCAATAATGAAAGGTGTACCAACTTGAATTGGAATTTGTGTTCCAGAAGCAAAGGCATCGGGTGATGGATCTACCCCACTTAATTCAAATTCTAAAACATTTCCAGTAGGAGAAGCAATAGTATTTATTTCTTCTGTAGTGGTAACGGTTCCTAAGGATGAATTTACATTTTGACCAGTGAGTAATACAAATACATCAGAGTTTTCACCCCAAGAATTTTGACCCCAAGAGCCTATTCCGAATTCATTGGCCATAATAGGTTATCTCCTATTATGCGTCGCCGATTCTTAGAATAGCTGCTGAAGTTGTAAACGCTGGAAACTGAATTGTAAAAGTTCCCGAAGTCGCTGTTTTATCTGTAGTAAAATCTAATACTGCAACTGCCGCGTTGGTAGATGAAGTATTATAAATTAATGCACCTCTAGCTGTGATCGTTACACCAGTAAAAGATAAATCAGCAAAGTCAACAATCGCAACACCTGATGAGACTGACGTACTTGGATTTGGTTTTACTAATGCTCCACCACCTGCAGTATATTGACCAGAAGCTGAAATTTCTCCAGTAGATGTATACGCTGTCGTAGCAGAACTTAACGTTGCAGCAGAAGTATACAGAGCAAGTTTAAAAGTATCGCCACCTGTGTATTGAAAGTCGTGTTTTCCTTCCAGCACTTCTTGCTTAAAAGTATTTGCAACTGCTTGTGTTATTGCCATGTTAACTCCTTATTGTTGTTTTGGAAGTCGAGGTGATCCATCTGTGAATTCATCTCTTCTTCTTCTTCCCATTTGTTCAACTGTAAATCCTTGTAAAGCTTGTTGATATTTTCCCTCGTAATACTGGAGCATATCTGCTGGACCTTTTAAGAATCCAAACGCTTCTACTAAGCAAGCATATAAAAATCCAGTAGGAAATTCTGTACTTAAATATGTAGTTGTATTAGTAGCCGATAATCCTTCCGGTTTCAAGATATAATTTATCTGCATGTTATAATTTTGATCTGGGGTAGGAGCCACTACAATGGTATTTTCATCCCAATACCCATAGTATTTAGGTAAACCTTGCACTCCTGTTGGGTTATATTCAGACATATAATTAGTATCTCTATACTCTAAAAAAGATCTATCACTATTATCTGCTCCACCGGTAGCATTAGTAATCTGGCAGGATCTAATAACCAGTGTTTCGTTGGTAATAAGGGGTGTGTTTACATACCTTTGACCCGCTACAATATCCGCTTGCGAATATTTTCTGTTGTTATCAGAATCTACATCTCGTAAAATTCTCCATTCAGAATCTTGAATAAATCCATCTAATATAGTGGCTGTAAATACGTTAGCATCTACTTCACAATAATCTCTAATTTTAGTTAATAATTCTGCGTATGTCATATTATCCTTGTAACGTTACTGGGCCTACGGAGCAAGCGTTTCCTCCTCCATATATCCCACCGGTAGTGGCATTATCTGCACTTTGAAAATAAAAATAATTAATAGGGTTAGTTAAAGCATCGGTAGTAGTTCCTCCTGTTACGACACCACTAGAATTGATTTGTCCTAAGGAAATAGTAAAACCACTAGAATTACTAATATCACTTACGCCATCAAAAGTAGGAATGGTTAAATATCCAGTTGGACTAGTTGCTCCATAAAAACGAACTATGTTTCCAGTACTTCTATCATTATTAGGAGAAGATACATTGATATAAGTGTTTCCACTATAAATAATAGTTTGAAAAGGATTAGAAGGTAGTAAAATTAAAACAGATGGTTCTACTCGGTTAGGTCTCGCATGTCCTAAAGATTGAGGATCCGCACGATGAGGTTTTGGATTTAATTGGGGTTGTTTTGGTTCATATTCAGAAGTATGCACCCATGCCCCATTCCATTCTCTAACCATTTCTCTATAAGGAAACGCTTGACCAGAACGATCCGAGATAGCTTGAGAAAATTTTCCACTAGAACGATTAGCCATATTAATTAATTGGGTAGTAAGTTTGAGGAGAAATAAAAGAGCTAGAGGGAGAACCATCTTGTTCTAATGCTCTTTTTAATTCATCTTCATATAATAATTTTAACATTTCAATTCTTTGCGGTGCAAATTTAACCGCTAAATAATAAGCTAGACCGGCTAACATACAAGGAACAAAACGATAAGGCACATCGGTTGCATTAGTATAAGCCCCTGAATCTTGAATTCTTTTTTCGTAGTAATAATTAATAGTGTTACCGGCATAAGTAGCTCCCGGTGTTAGATACAAGGTAATAGTAACTCTATCAATAAATCGTTCTACAAAGAAATTAGTAGGTTGTCCTTGATCTTGTTTATTCGAATATCCTTGATAAGCAGATCTATTAATTTTTTCTAAAGGAAATCCTACGTCAGTAGCATTAACATAATTAGTCTCTAAAATATCACCTGTTCCATATACAATCGTATCGTAATCATACACAGTATCATCGTCCGCGTGCGTAGCTGCTGTAGTCGAATTCGCGCCGCGAGTGGCTCCGGTTAAGCTATTGCTTCCTGAGTTTTGACCAGTATAAGTGATTTGTTCCGTTCCAATTAAAATAGTACCGGTAGTGGGAAATCCTACTAAAGAATTTAAAGGTATGGTAGTTACAGAAGCATCTATAGCTGCAGATAAACTATTAAAGACTCCATCGGAAGTTCCATCCGCAGAAGAACGATATAAATTATAAACAGCTTGACCTTGAATAAGAGTAATAGAATTATTTCCTACTTCCCAATAATGGAGACCTCTGTTTCCCCATTCTTGAAATAGAATATTAAGCGAGCGTCGAGCACCTTTGAGTTGGTAGCCAGATACTGCTTGAAGTCCTATTCGTTCGTATGCTTCTTCTATTATTTCTTCAATAGAAAAAGTTTTTTCAAACGTGTATGTTCCGGAAGTAGTGTTAGCCATTTAGACTCCTACCCTGCTGTTAAACCTGGACCTGAATACTTGTCAGTAAATAATGTGTAAGCAGTTACATTAGTTTTTGTTTTACAAAAAATTCCTTTTGGAAAAACAATTCCATCTTCAGGAAAGTTTAACGTTAAAACATCTCCGGATGGAACATCTACATAAAGTAAAGTAGTTCCCGCATTTGAAGTTGTAGTTAATTCTAAAACACCTGCTCCAACACCATCTGATGCAACGGATATTGCTCTTAATCTTATTGGACCCGCTATGATCGCAGTTGCAATTGGGGTTGCTGCTGCTGATCTTGTTGCTTGTATATCGCCTTTACTTGCCATATTTTTTCTCCTTAGTTAGGAGCTCCCGAAGGAGCCCTTAAATTATTTTTTTTCTTTTGCAATTTTTACAACATTGTCATTAGTTTGTGGTTTAGAAATTTGCTCTAACCAAAATTTACAATCTTGTATTGCTCCCTCAACTGCATGCACATTTGAAACTGCTTGAGCACGTTGGGCTTCTAAAGTTTTAATACGTTCTTTAATTGTTTTTTCGTTCATAATTATGCAGTTGTGCTAAATAATTGTATATAACGAATAGAACCATTTACAAGAACTCGTATTTGACCTGCTGAATTAGTTGGTGTTCCTGATGTTACAGCTAAACCCGCTGCTACGTTTTTACCAAGTCTACCTATGTCAAATAAATTTAAGCAAGCATTAGTTGAAGATGATTCTTCACCAAAAGCTATAAAAGCGTTTGGTCGAGATCCTCTTGTTCCTGAAAATTGAGCAAAATCAAAAGTAGCGCCATTTGCTTGTCCAATGCTTGTGCTTGATCCGCAATCAACTACACCGTAAACCGCTGTGTTCAAACCTGAAATTGTGCTTGTTGGATTGTTGCTGAATGATGTTTGTGCATATACTCCAAACATATTACCACCCGATACTCCTGCAGTTCTTTGGTTAACTGCTCCTACAAGTGCTGCCACTGTTCCAGAATAAGTTGCTGCTGGTCTTACAGTAAAATCAGTTAAGTTATAACTTCCAGTTGAAAGATCTGCTGAAGTTAATGTGTCGTCAGAATTGAAACCAGCATTTGATGTGACTGGTCCCGAAAACGTTGTTTGTGCCATGATATATTCTCCTAATTTTTCCAATCCAGTCTCTAGGCGAGTCGACTATACGCGTCTAGATCAGAAGTTAATTTAAGTATAGTAATTATTTTATAGACTAATTTATAGAAAAGAGCAAGAAGTCCTTATAGGGAAAATATGTATTCCAGCGATAAATAGCGTGGTTTACTTAACCAGCTATAGAAAATTCAGGAGCAAGAGAGTCTACCTTAACTTGGTGTAACATCTCTTTTGCTTCAGCCTGTTTAATATGGCTGATAGTATTGCGAATTTCTTCGTCAATCCTAACCATGTTTAAGGTATACATACCTTCTTTAACATGATCCTGCTCCCACTTTAATTCAAGCGATCTTTTCTTGTAGTAAAGATCCTTGATGTGATTGTGTTCCATTAACAATCTCCTCGTAGGTTAAAAAACACTTACCTTTTTGTAAATGTCTGTCTTCAACGAAAGATATATCTTTTTTTCCTATTTTGTCAAGGATAGCATGTTCAATACCTATCGCCGTATCCAAGGCTTCTATATCAAATTCTGCTTTATGTTGGTAGGCTTTTATCTGTACTCGAAATTTCTTCATCATGGTTCGTCCTTTCTATCAAAAAGAAATGGCCCCGTAAAGGGGCCATCTCAAATAAAAAATGTTTAATAAGAACTACTTATTAAGCACCTGGTGAAGCAAAAATACCTCTGAAGTCAGAAACTCCAAAAGTGTATCTCTCTCTCGCTCTATATTGAACGTTACCAGTTTGGAAATCACCTTCCATTTTAGTATTGATTGGTGATCTCACAAAGTATTTCATTCCGTTTGGCACATCTGTAGTGATGTAAAACGCATTTGGATCTGTTAGGTAGTTATTCACTACATAACCTTTAGGAACCATTCCCATAGATCTGATTGCGTTAATATCATTGTCAGCTGTTCCAACTCTATTTGAAGACTTCATAAGTCTCTCAGCAGTAAATTGAAGCTCAGAAGGAATAATCATTTTTACTCCTTTAGCCGCAATTTTAAGACCTCTTTCGTCTGTCATTGCAGCGATGTCGATTAAAGACTGCTCCAATGAAGTTTCGTTAAGATCCGCTGCAGTTGCTAGAGTGTTTGAAACAGTTCCAGCAATAGTTGGGTGGGCTGTGCTAAACAAAGTTACACCGTCTCCTGAATTATATGAACCACCTGGTAGTCCATTAATCAAAGGATTAACAGCTTTAACTTGTTTAGTGTTTGCCATACTTCTAGCCAACGCTTTAGTGTATCTAGACGCTAGTCTGTCATACAAGTTATCTTCAATCGCTTCTTCCGTGATTGAAAATGCCAAAGCGATAGTTTCCATAGTGTATCTAGCAGAATAAGTCTCTTGAGCATTGTCAAAAGTAACTGCTGAACCTTCCGGTTTAACTTGCGCATTAGCGAAACCTGATAACATAACTTCTTCTTCAAACGCTCTGTCTGAAGTTTCAGTTGCGTAGATTTCCGCATGTTGGTTTTCGTATTGTTTATATTCCAAGCCGAACAAGGCGTTCAAACCTGGCTCTAGTTCTTTAACTAGTTGTGATCGTGATATAGCCATAATTATATACCTGCCGCTTGTTTGTAGAAGTGTTCTACAATCTCAACAACATAATTTGTATTAGCAGAAGCTAATGCACTGTTGTCAGGATCTTTGGACACTCCGATTACTCTCAATTGATTTGTAGTAGATACACCAGTAGCGTAATCTAATTCAACCTTTGAGACGAAGTTAGGTGAACTACCTGCTGCATACGCGATATCATAATTCATGAACACGTCTGTTTGAGTAGATGCACCTGTATTGTTTGATTGTATTTCGAACCTTTCGTAAGGATCGTCAGAAACATAACCTACGATATCAGTAGCTGCATTAGATGCTGCTAAATGATTCGCCCAGGTCGGTTTCTGTGTGGATGAATCAGTATAGAAAATACCGTTAAGTGATCCTAGTAGGACATTAGCGCTTGAGTTAGCTACACCAATCGTTCCAGCAGCTAACGCTTGTACTGGATCTCCTTGGTAGATAGCTGTTGCACTTGCTGCAATACTATATTCACTTAAACCTTGGTTATCACTATTCTGACCAACTTTTCCAATTGCTCTCAATCCGAAAGCACTATCTTTGTTTGCCATATTATTTTTCTCCGTTGTAATTAGTTCTTATGAACCAATTACGGGTTAAGTTTATTTAATTCGTTGGTCTTGAATTGTTAAAAAATTAACTTTTCTTTGAACCACCGAAGGTTACACGACTCTGTCGATCACTATTGATCGGCATAGCTGAATGCTGTTCCTTCATGAGATCGTTATTCACTGCATCATCCTGATCTTTGCCTTGTTTAGCATAATAATCAGTGTACTGTTGCGCGAGCTCTTCCGGTATCCTAGCCAGCAATAGGCCGCCTACTCCGATCACTCCCTTATATTTGCCGTCTTCAACTGCTGGGAAGTCAAAGTCTGGATATTCATCAGAACGAACTAATTCATAACCAGATCGTAATCGACCGGCTACGTTTTTCGTATCCTGAAAACCCATTGACTCTGCTCTAATCCAACGATGTTTGAATCCTGTTGGCGCAGGGGGTGCATCTAAAGCTGATGGTGGAGACCAAACTTTTGGTCGAGATGTTTTATCTCTAGTTTGACTCGCACGTGAAGTTGTTGTTTTTTTGTCTTGTTCCATATGCCTATACTCCTTCCGTGATTTTTAATTGTTTCGCATATTCTTCTAGTGGCACACCTAATTTTCTAGCAATTGCTACCTGTGAGGATGTGAGCGTCACAGTTTTTTTGCGACCGGTTTTAACACTTCGCCTCGCTGAGGCTACTACTTGTGTCGGCTTGGTCGATTCCGTACTTGCAGTATTAGCAAATTTGGTAGGAAATGCAACTCTTATTCTTTTATCAAGTTCAGAGTAGTATTCATCCGAAGATGGGTCATAACCTTCCTCATTTATTAATGTCTCATGTAGATCAAAAGCCGTGTAAGTCATGGGTTTATCTGTCCCAAACCAACGATTTTTTGATCCCCAATGTTCCGCTTTAGGGTCTGGTCCAGCAGTATTAGATACAGGTTGTCTAGGAATATAAACATTATCCATCGTAGGAATAGTAGTTCCTTCGGATAATTCTTCCCTAGCTGATTTTTGTTCTAATAATCTAGCTTCTTCATAACCTAAACGAGAAATCTCTCTTTGGATATCTACTTCTAAGCCAATATCTTGAGCATCTCTTGCTTGAGCAAGTCTTGCTTTTGCTCCTTCAATAGAAATAGATAATTTAGCTTCTCTATCCTTTAAGCTGTTTGTTTCTAACGAAGAATATTTTCTTCCTAATTTATCTGCAGTGTCCTTTTGAACTCTTGCATAATTAATAGCTTCGTCTTTTTGACGTTCTGCTTCTCTCCATTTTTTAGTGAGTTTCGCAATTCGTCTTTGCACATCTTTTGAATAAATTTCTAATTCGTCTTTCTTTTCTTCTGTCTTAACTTCTTCTTTTTCTTCTGTCTTAACTTCTAGCTTCTCGTCGCTCGCATCGAGAGTCGAGGCGCTAGTGTCTTCCGAAACAGGTTTTTCTGTTTCTTCTGTAGAGGTATCTTCGGACGTGATCTCAACTTCTTGATCAGGTGCCGAAGTATCTATATCTACCATAGTTTCTTGTTTGTCTGGCATAGTGTTCTCCTATGTTGTTGTTAAAATGAATGAAAGATATCTTCGGGATCTTCCACCGTTGCTAAGACTTCATCGTCATTAAGCAAACGTACTTCCCCGCCGTCTATTAAGATTCGGCTTCCTGCATATCTTGCAAAAATAACCCAATCTCCTTTTTTACACCATGGTCCTTCGGGAAATTTTCCCTTGTCATAACAATGAGGTCCCATAGCTAAAATTAATCCGCAAGTAGACGCAACTTGTGATCGTTCTATAGATTGTTCAGATAAATAAAGTCCACCTTTAGTTTTAGAATTTGCTTTAAAAGGCAAAACTAACATTCTCCAACCGGTAGGAGTGGGTAATTTTGAAGTGGATTTTTCTTTTATCTTATCTTGAGCTTCAGCTTCTTTATTTATTTTTTCTGCTACCGCTTGATTTTCTTTTTCGTACTTTTCTGCCAAAGCAAACTTAGTCTTTGGTACTTCCTTTTCCAAGGTTGATAACGTTCCCGTCGTCATAGTTATTATGCTCCTTATTATCTAGCAGGTTAGAGATTTCCTGAATTATATATTGGTAGGCATGCGCCTGTCCTAGTAAGTACTTGTATTTGTCCATATTGTCAACACCTCCTGAGATCATTACATCTCCGATGTTTTGATAGCTGGTATTGAGTATTTTCTGTATTTTTTGTATGACGATAATATCGTCTGGTTGTTGCTTCATTTAGCAGTTCCACTTTCTTAGAGACTTATTAATTCTGCTATCCGGGTCTCTTGCCGTTTTTGCAGAGGTAAGTTTTGACTTCATACCGCTCATTCTAGCACAAAAAGACTTACGTCTATTTGCAGATTTAGAACCTTTTTTTAATTTGGAAGGCCTGGTAGTCACCGCAGTTTTTAATTTGGAACCAGGATTAGCTGCTCTATAAGAAGCAACTCCTTTTTTATTCAAACCACCTGATTGTGATTTTCCTTCCTTTCTAGTCCAAGCTGCTGTAGCCATTATTTTTTCTTTGCTGTTTTAGATGCTTGTTTAAATTGTTTTGCAGTAGGAGCTCCTTTAGATCCAACTTTTCTCATCTTCTCGTTTGAGCCTGCTTTAATTCTTTTTCTTTTTGCTTGAATGTTTGCGTATAGTTCTGGTTTCATTATTTTTTATGTTTAGCACCCTTCATTATTTTACCGTTTGGCATCTTATGTGTTTTTTTCTTTTCTGTACTTTTAGATTTTTTTACCATTATTTATCACACTCACAGTTTTTATCACATTTGCATTGTTTTATAAAAAATATTGTACACACAATAGATCTTACTATGTTTAAAAGTTTAGTCATTGTTTGCTTTAGCATACTAGTCCTCCTCTCTTAGTTTTTGAGCTTTTTTGGCTCTTTCAAAATAATTTTCTCCTTCTATTTTTTTACCTTTGTATTTTCTAGCAGACATAGCATGTGGATCTCCTTTTACTCCTTTTTCTGCATAATGCTCCATTTGCTCTTTCATTCCACCCGGGTATAATTTTTTATATATTTTTTCAGTAGATTCTACCATTGTTTCTCTTTCGGATCTCGTCATATCTTCGTAAGCAGGAAGTTCCTTCCTTTGTTTCTCAAGAGATTTTATTTCTTCTATTTTTTTAGGTGATAATGTTTCTAATTTTCTTGCATCAATTTCTTTTTTACTGTCAAGATATTCTTTTCTTTTTTTAGAAACTATATCTGATATTTTTTTAGCACCTTTTTCTCTTGCTGCTTCTTTAGTTATAAATCTAGATACTCCACCTAATTTAAAACTTTGTCTTAATGCTTTTCCAAAACCTCTTTTTGCTATTCCATATTTAGTCATTACTTATCCTTATTAGCTAAAGTTCTCGCAATGGATTCTCCACTACGCCCTACTACATAACCACCGAGTCCAACATTGAGAAGTGTCCACACATCTCCTGGTAATTCGAACGTTATTATAGTTCCTGTAAATAATACTAT